ATACCAAACAAAACAGATTTTGGTAAAATGATGATAGCAGCTTTATCTAGTAATCCTAATTTCGTACTAGTTACTAATTAATAGAAAGAAAAAATTTGGAAGAACAAAGCAAAAGTCCGTGGCAAATATGGAAAGAAAGTTTAAAAAATAAAGAACCACAGTTTTGGGATGCATTATCAGGCAATGCAGATAAAGCAAGTGAAGAACTTGCTGATTCCAGATATGAAATTTGTAAGTCTTGCCCAGAGTTTATTGGATTAACCAAACAGTGTAAAAAATGTGGTTGTTTTATGAATGTAAAGACAAAGTTAAAACATGCTGATTGCCCTATACATAAATGGGATATTGAAAAAATATTGGTTAGTGTGGTTAATTATTGTGATCCAGAATTTTATGAAACTATAAAATCTTTATGGGACAACGCAAGTAATAAAGACCGTTTAATATTTTCTATAGTTTCTCAAGATATAGAAAAGCATAATTTTGATTTTATTCCTACAAACCAACTAATATATCGTTATTTTGACATGTCAAAATGGGTAGGTGGAATTTGTGCTGCAAGAAATTTGGCAGTAGATGTAAACGTAGAATATGAATATTTTATACAATTTGATTCACATACAATAGCAACCGAGGGCTGGGATTCAAAATCCATTAGATTGTATAGAAGTCTGGGTGATCAAGATAAGTATATAGTTTCTTCAGGCACTCCTTCATATGTAAGAAACCAGGAAGGACACATAGAAACAGGTATGGGTGATATTTGGGGTAATAGGGCGGTTCCTTCAGATCATATTGTGCCAGGATTTTTCTTCCCATATTATGCTGCTATGCAAGAAAAAGAAAAAGTAGAAGGATTTTGGATCACATGTTTATTTTTAATAGCACCATATGAATGGGTTAAAGAGGTCGGGATATCAAAAGATTCTTCTTATAATACAGAAGAATTTAATCTATCACTTAGGTCACATGCTAAAGGGTGGAAAATATTTAATAAAGGTCATAGAGTTGTTTTTCATCAATGGCACGATCAAAATATAGCAATCGAAACTAGAAGAAATAAGAGACCTTGGGCTGATAAATTTACTGAAGAATACTGGAAACATGCAGAAAAAGCTACAAATTTTACAGGCAGATTGATTGCGGGCCTAGAAGATGTTCCTTTAGATAAAGTTAAATCTTTCTTTAAATTAGCAAATATAAATGAAAAATATTGCGAAAACCCTGATAACTATTATAATATATTAGATCAAACAAAGATAGATAATAAACATATAGGAATGCCTCCAAGATTTCCAAAATAATGCTATAATGGAATATCAAACAAGGGAAACAAATGGATAAAGCTGAATTAATAATTACGGCTCTACAACAACGTATAGGTGAGCTTGCTTCAGGTTATGAAGGACAAATTGCTTTGTTAAGAGCAGAATTTACACAACAGTCAGACCAAATAGTAGAAATGCAGAAAACAATTGATGAATATTCAAAGCTTCTTGAAGAAAAAGAAGACTGTTAAAATCTCCGCCCCACTAGTACCGAGCGGTTTGATTGCTCATACTGCTAAAGGCTATTTTTATGTAAAGGGAAATAAAAAGTTTAAATTTATTTCTGATAGAGTAGTCCAGTCATGGAATCTTCCAGTTGTAGATGTCAATGATGAAATATTAAATAAGTTCATGTCTATGGGCACTTTGGGGTTTAGAGATGGGACTTTGATAAAAGACATATCTGATGGTAAAATATACTTAATAAGTGATTCAAAGCGTCGTCACATTATAGATCCCGCCGTCCTAAATTGGCTAGATACAGAAATGATTCGGGCGGGGCAAAAAGAAGTTTTGATACACGAAGAAGGAGAACCCCTTGGCAGTTAATACAACAGTAGATAATGCAGTAATTGACTATACGGCAATTGCAAGTCTTTTGCAGACAGTAAAATCACACGACGACTTGTTCGTACAGTTTTCGTCGGGTTCATTGGGAAATATTGCAGTAAATGAATCTGCAAATGGAGATGCATCACAAGTTAATGCAACAGCCATCCCAGCATCTAATTTCCTTGTTCAGGGAGTTCAAGCACAAGGCACATTATCTGGTGGTAGTTGTTCTTTCACAGTTTATTGGGGAGAGGCATTCGGTATTGCTCCAATTGTTACAGCAACACCTCAAATTCAAAATTCAAATTCAAGAGCTACGGCATTGATTAGTTCTGTTGATACTTCAAAAGCAACAATAGTTGTTTATGATAGTGGTTCAACGGCGGGAGCAGCAGTTCTTCTTAACGTACTGGCACTAGGAACAAGATCTTAAAATATGTACGAACCTATCAAGTTTTGGACAAAACGAGATAAGAAGGTTAGTAAAGAAGGTTATGTTTTAATTAAAGTTCCAGAACATCCTAAAAATTTTAAAGGCTGGTATTATGAACACCGCCTTATAATAGAAAAACAATTAAATAGAATTATAGAAGATTGGGAAACTATTCATCATATCAATAATGATAAGACTGATAATAGATTAATTAATCTTTTCTTATGTTCAAGATTAGAACATAATAAAGCACACGTTGCTTGACAAAAACTAATATAACACGCTACAATTAACTAAACCTAGACAAAGGATTATATGAGTAATGATTTAAAATGGATGATGGTCTCAGATGTCCACTTCCCCCGCCACGATGAACGCAAGGTAGAACTATTTCTTAAAGTCATGCAGTGGTGGCAACCAGATGCAGTTGATCTGCTCGGAGACATTGATGATGCTGATTCCACAAGCCGTTGGGCTGATGGACTGCCAGACGAAGGTGTATCTATTATGGACGGCGGGGTTACAGGAACTCGTCAGTTCTTAGCAGACATTAGAGCAATTGTTCCAGATGCAGAATGTCATTTCCATGATGGTAATCATGGCTGGACAAGACATGGAGACTATATTGCAAAGAAAGCTCCAACACTACTAGATTTCGTTACACCAGATTCACTCTATGAATATAATAAGCATGGCTTTAATTGGCATCATTACAATGAACCGCCAGTTAAGCGTTTTGGTGATATGTATGGTCATCATGGCGAGTCCATTTCTAAACACTCTGGAGAGTCTGTTCGTAACGATGTCAACAACTGGGGGATATCTCTAGTTCGTGGACACTCTCACCGAATGGGTGCATATTATCAGACATACAATCTAAGTGGTCAAGAACTACGAGGATATGAAATTGGTCATCTATGCGATGAGAACAAAATGGATTATTCAATCCAAAAGAATTGGCAGGCAGGATTTGCAGTGGCACATGTTGTCAATGATTATCCACATATGCAGCTAATTCAAATTACACGAGATTATACTTGTGTAGTAGACGGTAAGATCTTTACCGCATAACCTAAATAGGAGAAATAAATGAACGCAAAGACAAAGGCTCTATTTGAGCATTATGTTATCTCAACAATCGTTGCAGCAGTAGCAATTTGGCAGGGTGGAAATCATCACCTCAAGCAAGTTGCATGGGCAGCAGTAGTTGGTGTATTTGGTCCAGTATTGAAGAGTGCTTACGAGCATGCTTCAAAGGCTTCTTCAACACCAGCAGCAAAGTAAATAATAGATACAATTAAATAATGATGAATTGTAAAAAATGCACAGGACGAGTATTCGTTGACAGAGTTTATTCCCAGAACCTGCGGGTTGAATTGTTCTGTGTTATGTGTGGGAAACGATGGATGGTAAAAAGAGATAATAGGTTTGGTGCATGGGTAGCAAAACGAGAAGAGATTCTGCAACACGGTTACGGTATTTCTATCTAAACGGTAAGTTACATAAAGTTTTGCGACGTTCAAGAGCGGAAGATCTCTTGATTGCATGGGACTATGAACTCGGTAAGCGTGTTGCTTATAGTTTGGCTGATGTCAATAAAAATAAACAGTACGCTTACCCCATCTCAGAAGTTGTAAAAATTTTGGGTAAGCATGAAGATACAATTAAATGGCATATGTATAAGGGAGATATAAAATTTCCTCAGCAGTGCTATTCTCTTAATGGTAACAAGACTCCAGGAAAATATTTTTGGAGTGAAGATGATATTAGATCAATGCACGATTTCTTTAAAACAGTTCATCGTGGCAGACCGAGAAAAGATGGCGGGATTACGCCAGGAGATATGCCTAGTAGAGCAGAGGTAGAAGCTATGATGAAACAAGAAAATATTTTATATGTAAAGAATAACGATGGGGAGTTTGTCCCAGTTTGGAAAGCACCAGAATGGTAAATAAGTCTGATAAAGATGCCAAGCATGTCTTGCATCAAGCACTTCGTGTGTTGGAATTCACAATGGAATTAGCACAATCTAAGGGTGACATTGATGCTATGATAGGTATATCAGATCGTTTGATGATGTTGTATCAACATTTATCAGAAGGTAATGCTAAAAAGTTTAAGCCAGGATTTGCTTTTGCAGCAGACAAAGAAGAAAGAGTAGAAGATGAATCAGACTAATGTTAAGGTTGAACTTCAATTCACCCGCAACTTGGGTAACTATGAAAGTCTAAAGATTTCTATTGGTGTGGAAGATTTTAAGCGGGACCATGAGACAGTTGACGAAGCCACAAATAGAGTGTATACTTTCGTTGAAGGTAAAGTCATGGAGAAGGTCCATGAAATTGAAGATGAATTAAAATCTAACAAAGGTAAGAAATGACAAAAGATGAAGCAAAACTGGCTTACGGTTTAGTTTCGCTATATTGTGTTCTATACAAAGAGACTTACAAAAAGCCTGTTGTTGTGAACAAGTATAGAGAAAAGTGGGCTATGCAGGATGTGATTGAGAGTGTAGGGTATGACAGGGCTAAGCAGCTTCTTGAATATTATTTCACCACAAAGAGTAATCACAGCATATCTTGGTTCTTTTATAACTTTGAGAAGTTAGATTTGGCACTACAGCAAAAAGAAGAAGATAAGACCCGTCGGGAATTAATCAGAGCTAAGACAAAATCTATGGTTGAAGAAAGGAACAATGAACACTGAATCAGCAGTCATATCATCAGTATGTGCCAATAAGGATATCTCTACAGTACTTGCTGAAAATATTGATGAAGTGTTTACTTCACACAGAGATGTCTGGGAAGGTTTAAAGTCTTATTATTTAAAGTTTAAGTCTGTTCCTGATATTTCTGTTCTTACTGAAAGATTCAAAGATTTTGAACCCGCCAAAGTCAAGGGCGAGACAGCTTATTATCTTGACCAATTAAAGAATGAATATCTTGCCAGCCGAGTTCGCAATCTTTTGCTAACCTCTGGTGCAAGTTTAAAGACAGAGGCATCTGCTAGAGTAATCGCAGAGATGCAATCCGAGTTAACTAATCTTGGTAGACTAACAGCCAATGTTAGAGACGTAGATTTAACTGATTACAAGTCAGCAGAAAAACATTTTGAAGCAGTTCGTACACGCTCTGATGCTATGGGCGGTAGCCCAGGTATCATGACTGGATTTAAAGCAATTGATTATGCTTATCCTACAGGAATGGCTCCAGGACACCTTATCGTCATGATTGGTTGGCCAGGTAAGGGTAAGACGTGGTTCTCCTCTTATTTAGCTTGCAAGGCTTGGGAACAGGGCTTTAAGCCAATGATCATATCCCTTGAAATGACTCCAGAGAATATGCGTGACCGTATCTACACAATGTTGGGTTCAGGACTTTTTAAGTCTTCAGATTTTGCCCGAGGCAGTGTTGATATGGAAGCTTTTGATGATTGGGGCTCTAAAAAGTTTTTGGACAAGAACGGTTTTATTCTTGTATCAAATGAAGGGGCGGGACAAGTAACTCCCACCACAGTACAAGCAAAGATTGACCAACATAAACCAGATTTAGTCATCTTGGATTATCACCAATTGTTTGCTGATTCAAATAATTCTAAAGCACCTACAGAGAGAAACATGAATATCTCTCGTGAATTTAAGATGCTTGCCATGAGAAATAATATTCCAGTCATTGATATTACTGCTGCAACTGCAGAAGAAACTTCTGACCACGATTCCCCGCCAATGCTTAACCAGGTAGCTTGGTCTAAGGCGATTGAATATGATGCTGATATGGCTATCGCTATTCATAAGAATCCTGATAGCAATATTATGGAAATTGTAAGTCGTAAGAATCGTCACGGAACTGAATTTGGCATGTACCTAGACTGGGATTTGAACAGGGGTATTGTCAAAGAAGTTTACGACATTCCTATATCTTAGTTTATGTAATCATCGTCTAACTTGGTATAATTATCAGGAAAGATTGGTGATCATGTACCCACGCAAAATACATGACTTTTGGATGAACGGAACCATCAAAGATGATTCCAAATTCCAAAGCTCAAGGGAGAACTATGAAAGACTTTTGGTCCAGCAGATGCGAGACAAAGGTTATGTTCCTGTCCTTGACATGCAGCCTCAGTTTAATGTAAAATATAACGAAGGCAAAGATCACTACACTTTCAACCTTGTAATGTATGGCATATACATTGGTAAAGCCAAAGCGTTACAATACGAAGGGTTCTCTGGTCAGAGTTTAATACCTAAAGGATAACAAATGTCAGATGCATATACTAAAGCGGACCTCCGCTCTATTTTGCAATCTTGTGGCATTCAAATTATTTCGCAATCAGGGCAAGACTTTCTTTGCCTATGCCCATTTCACCATAACACAGATTCTCCAGCTTTTGCAGTAAGTTATTCAAAAGGCTTGTATGTTTGCTATAACCAAAGCTGTAATTCGGCGGGGACTGTATTAGATCTAGTCATGAAGCTTACTAATAGAAATAATTATGAAGCTATGAGATATATATCTACAAATAAACTTTCAGATGCAGAAATACTTGAGGAAGAGCTTAAAGAGCTTTTAGACGAAAAACCAGAGTTTGAAGAATTCCCGCAATCTACCCTAGACAAATTGTTTAATGATTTGTGCAATTCAACTGTAGCTCAACAGTATTTTAAGTCTAGAAACATAACATTTGAAGCAATGGATTATTTTAAATTGGGTTATTCAGAAAATCAACGCATGGTTACAGTTCCTCTTCATAGCCCCGACGGTGTCCCTGTGGGCATTATTGGGCGTTCTATTGAAGGAAAATCATTTAAGAATAGCAATAACCTACCAAGAAACAAGACTATGTTTAATCTACATAGAGCAAAGCGTGAAGGTGGAACTATTATAGTAGTTGAATCTAGCTTTGATGTTATCCGCTTGTGGCAAGCAGGTTTTCCAAATGCCGTAGCAACACTAGGCGGTAGCATATCAG